ACTGGGGCGCCGAGGGGAAGCTGTGGTCGGAGGAGAACCCAGATGCCTACGCCGGGGTGCACAACCAGGACGGCATGATGGTCATCTTCGACGAGGCGAGCGGCATTCCGGACGGGATCTGGTCAGTGGCCGCGGGCTTCTTCACCGAGCCCATCGTCGACCGGTACTGGCTCGCGTTCAGTAACCCGCGGCGCAACAGCGGGTACTTCTACGAGTGCTTCAACGGCAAGCGGGACTTCTGGATCACGCGCAACATCGACGCTCGCACAGTCGAGGGCACTGACAAGGGCGTCTACGAGCAGATCATCGCCGAGTACGGTGAGGACAGCCGCGAGGCGCGCATCGAGGTCTACGGTGAGTTTCCATCGACTGGCGATGACCAGTTCATCAACCTGGCGCTGGTGGACGAGGCGATGCGCCGGCCGCCGCACAAGGACATGAGCGCACCGATCATCATCGGCGTGGACCCAGCCCGGGGCGGGGCCGACAGCACAGTCATCGTCGTGCGCCAGGGGCGGGACATCGTGGAGATCCTGCGTTACAAAGGCGACGACACCATGACGGTGGTCGGACACGTCATCGCCGCCATCGAGCAGTACCGGCCGGCCATGACCGTCATCGACGAGGGTGGCCTGGGCTACGGCATCCTTGACAGACTCAACGAGCAGCGTTACAAGGTGCGCGGTGTGAACTTCGGCTGGAAGGCGCTGCGTCCCATCACCTGGGGCAACCGACGCTCGGAGATGTGGGGCGCGGTCAAGGAGTGGCTCAAGACAGCCAGTGTTCCACAGGACAAGCAACTGCGTGACGACCTTGTAGGCCCGCGAGTCAAGCCCGACTCCTCGGGCAAACTGTTCCTGGAGTCAAAGAAGGAGATGAAGGCCCGAGGACTTGCCTCACCCGACGCGGCCGATGCCATCGCCGTTACCTTCGCGTTTCCGGTCAACACCGACGCGAGTGGCATGTCATACTCTGCAGCCGCACCTTCGTACTACGCCATGCCGGTTGTAAACTTCTGGGGCACTCAGCAAAGGGCCTGACATGGCACGCATCTCGAACGAGCAACGCCTCACCAATATCCATCAGGAAGCACTGCGGGAGTTTGACACTATCCAAAGTGCAGTCCGTGGTGAGCGACTGCAGTGTCTGCAGGACCGCCGGTTTGCCACCATCGCAGGTGCACCGTGGGAAGGCCCGCTCGGCGAGCAGTTCGAGAACAAGCCGCGGTTCGAGGTCAACAAGATCGCCCTGGCTGTCACCCGCATTGTCAACGAGTACCGGAACAACCGCGTTACGGTGGACTTCATCAGCAAGGACGGCACCGACGCGACGAGTCTGGCCGACACTTGCAACAAACTCTACCGCGCCGATGAGCAGGACAGCACCGCCAACGAGGCGTACGACAACGCCTTCGACGAGGCGGTCACTGGCGGGTTCGGCGCCTGGCGTCTGCGGGCTGCCTACGAGGACGAGGAAGACGACGAGAACGACCACCAGCGCATCCGCATCGAGCCGATCTTTGACGCTGACAGCAGCGTGTTCTTCGACCTCGACGCCAAGCGCCAAGACAAGGCCGACGCCAAGCGGTGCTTCGTGCTGACCAGCATGACCCGTGACGCCTACCGGGAAATGTACGACGACGACCCTGCGTCGTGGCCCAAGGAGATCCACCAGTACGAGTTCGACTGGGAAACACCCGATGTGGTGTTCGTGGCTGAGTACTACCGCGTCGAGCACAAGCCCGAGACGATCCGCGTCTTCCAGGCCATCGACGGTACCGAGGAACGGTACAGCGAGTTTGACTTCGAGAACGACCCCGAGTTGGAGGCCACGCTGTCGGCCATCGGCAGCATCGAGGTTCGGCAGAAGAAGGTCAAGCGCAAGAAGGTCCACAAGTACATCATGTCCGGTGGCAAGGTGCTTGAGGACGCTGGTTACATCGCCGGCAACTGCATCCCCATCGTGCCGATCTATGGCAAGCGCTGGTTCATCGACAACATCGAGCGCTGCATGGGTGTGGTGCGCTTCGCCAAGGATGCGCAGCGCCTGAAGAACATGCAGTTGTCCAAACTCGGTGAGATCAGTGCTCTGTCGAGCATCGAGAAGCCGATCATGGTGCCCGAACAGGTGGCCGGCCACCAGCAGATGTGGGCCGAGGACAACCTGCGCAACTACCCGTACCTGCTGATCAATCCGGTCACCGACGCCGCGGGGCAGACGACGCTCGCGCCTCCGGTGGGCTACACCAAGAGCCCGCAGATCCCACCGGCGATGGCCGCGCTGCTGCAACTGACCGAGACCGACATCGCCGACATTCTGGGCAACCAGCAGAACGGCGACAAGATTGTCAGCAACATCAGTGGCAAGGCCGTGGAGATGGTGCAGCAACGCCTGGACATGCAGGCGTTCCTGTATATGAGCAACTACAGCAAGGGCGTGCAGCGCTGCGGTGAGATCTGGCTGTCAATGGCCCGAGAGATCTACGTCGAGTCCAAGCGCCGCATGAAGGGTCTCGGACCTCAGAATGAGGTCGAGTCACTCGAACTGATGCGCCCGACGCTGGATCGCAACGGTGAGGTGGTCATGGAGAACGACCTCTCCCAGGCCAAGTTTGACGTGGTGTCCACTGTCGGCCCATCATCGAGCAGCCAGCGCTCGGCCACGGTTCGCTCGTTGCTGGGCATGCTGCAACTCACGCAAGACCCGCAGACTCAACAGGTGCTGCTGGCGATGGCCTTCCAGAACATGGAGGGTGAGGGTATCAGCGATGTCCGCGGCTACTTCCGCAAGCAAATGGTTCAGGCTGGCATCATGAAGCCCACGCCCGAGGAAGCCGAGGAAATGGCCGCTGCTGCTCAGAACGCGCAGCCTGACCCGAACGCTGTGTTTGTCGAGGCTGCTGCTGAAAAGGCAATGGCTGAAGCGGACAAGGCCAGAGCCGATGCGGTAAAGACCGGGGCCGAGACGGCGCTGACGGAAGCCAAAACGCTGGAGACGCTGGCCAAGGTCGGCGGCGAGGGTGCCGGTGCAGCAGTGGCCGGCGCAGAGATGCAGGCTGGGATTCCAGTTCCTGCAGAGCCGCAGGTTGATCCATACGAGATGGCTAAGCGAGAGTTGGAGATTGAGAATCTGCGGATGGACAATGCCGCCAAGTTTGCAGCCTTGACCAAGACGCTGCAGCAGCAGGCAAACGAAGAGGCCGTCAGATCATCAGAAAGACCCGAGTTCGAGGAGTCCGATGATAAAGTCGGAGAAGACCTGGACGAACTCAAGGCAATGGTCGAGGCTCTGGCACGGCAAGTCGCGGATTTGAAACCGCAGCAACCGATCATCGTGGCCACGGGTGGCGGCGGCAAGAAAATCCAGATCACCAAGACCCCGACCGGGTTCTCCGGTGAGGTTGTCAACGAAGACTGAAAGGGACCATCATGTCCATGACCAACGCAGCCGAGCAGGCCTTCCTGGATCTGCTGTTCCTGAATGTCGACTGGGCCAACATCGGAGACGCGGCCGGCCTGCAGAACTCGGCTACGGCAGGATCGTTCTATATCTCGCTGCACAGTGCTGACCCAGGCGAGGCCGGCAACCAGAGCACAAACGAGATCAGCTATACAGGCTACGCTCGCGTGGCGGTGAACCGCACTGCAGGCGGCTGGACGCGAACGGTCAGCACCATCGCCAACACCGCGCTGGTGCAGTTTGGCCAGTGCACGGGCGGCACGGCCACGGCCACGAACTTTGGCATCGGCACGGACTCTACTGGTGCTGGAAACCTGCTGCTGAAGGGTGCGCTGAACGCCAGCTTGTCGATCAGCAACGGCATCCAGCCGCAGTTTGCGGCCGGCGCGATGACCGCCACCGTGGACTGATGTGACTCTGCGGTACTTTTGCGCCCACTGTCTGCGAGACCTTGAGCTCGTAGACAACCAGGTACAAGCGTGCCCAGATCACCCCGATGGTGCAGTGGATTGGCATGTCGAGGTGACGCCCGATGCCGCTGAATAGCGTCCGCCAGCTCGCCGACTCGGTGGCCGATGATGGCCGCGAGTGGCAGTCGTTCTTCTACAAGATCGCCGTGCCTGCAGCCGGTGGCGGGCGGTGGGCTGACTGCAGCGTGGGCTCGGGCATTCCGGTCTACAACGCCTACGTCGGCAATCCCCTGGAAGCCACGCCGCTGATAGGCGCAGGCAACCGTGGCATCTACACCGGCCCGACGCCGGAGCCTGGGCAAGAGAAATACCTGCATGTCATGCAGGCCGTGAGCGCCGGCACGGGTGTGCCGGGCTATCTGTTGCTTGCCGACTACCTGATGTTTTACCCGCTGATCGATGGAGACTCAACTGACCAGCAGGACATGGACAACACCGCGCCATTGCCCAGGTACACCTCGGGCGACGGGGTACAGTGCATGATTGTGGTGGCCTCGCCCATGACGCAGGTCGGCAGCGTGACGATCAGCTACACCAACTCCGACGGAGTGTCTGGGCGCATCTCAACCGCTGGGCTGGTCACCAACA